CTATTATCATTTTGTCTCCCTATTAAATAGTTTTTAATATTATTAAATGCATGGAATATATGATCTTCAGGATTATCTAATTCTTCCCAATCTCTATGTTCTTCTATCCAATACATATTAACTATTTTATCTAAATTATCTTCTAAATTAGTAACTCTTAACTCCCAATGAGCTAAATCAGCAAGCTTCTCTTTGCAACATTTATTCATATTATCTCCTATCATTTATTAAATTTGTGGCATACTTGTCTTTTTAAATAGAAGTTCTACCACCTCAGAGCCCGCAATGCGCTTAATAACCCCGACCTTGGTATGCCAGCAAGTCTTCCTCCTAAAACTATTTCAACCGCGCTTCCCTCTTTCTACGATCATTGTACTCATCTAATAAATATGTAGGTATATTTAACATATTCATATCATTGACTGCATGTAGTTTAACTCTCTTTGTTCCTTTTGTTGTTTTCATTGGCCTCTCCGCTTTGTTTAGTGTTATCGGTTTCATCAAGTATTCTACCGACTCGTGTAAATATTCTATCACCTAATTGATCCTGTTTGTTCTGTATTGCCATGTAAGTATACACATCTCTCAATACATTGATTACTTCATTAATATTCTTTATATGTATACTCATGATAGCCCTCCACATATTCCAATAATAGCATACCATATTAAATAAGTAATGATAATTATAAAGAACCATGCTAATACTTTAGTGTTATCTAGTTTCATTTCTTAGCCTTTCTCTTTAAAATACCAACATATTTATCTTCAGAACAAATTAGATCTTTATTACTTTGAATAAGAGCAAGATCCTCATTATTCTTGGTATTTTGAATAATTGATTTTAAAACTTCATCATTACTGTTATTACTATATGTAATCTTACTAACTAACTCACATAATTTAAATTTATTCTTCATTTCTTCCCTTTCCGTTAAATCTTTCATTGTATCTCCTTTAGTTTAGTGTAATTAAAGTTTGTGCTGTCTTCTAAGTGCACAGGAATCTCATATACCTGTAAATGACGCCAAAATAGAGTTATCTATTTTTATCATCATTGCCATTAATGAGGAGGTTAATCCAGAGCTTGAGCCACTTAGCCGTCCACTCGCTCCACTACAGAGCCATTAGCGCACCTTATACCCTTTTGAGAAGGTATTGTTCAGTCAGTTTAATACTGACAGCACGGTTGGTACCAATTTCTTATAAATTATTAGAGAGATTACACATAGAATTTATACTCTTGCGCCAGAGTTCTATCACCACTTGTCCGTAGATGCCGTAGAGATACACATCTTCCTCACCTCTCTAAATATTATTGTTTAATCAAAAATTACCATCTGCTACTTGATAACATTGTAAATGCAAGCCATTACGCCACATATCTACAACTTGATCTCTATCATCAAATACAGATATTACATTATAAGAATGCTTGATAAATTCATTATATATATCGTATTTAACATAACAATCTTTACGATATACACCAGCTGGTCTCATTATTAATTCATCCCAATTACCTTTACCAAGATGAGTATTTAACCATTCAGATGTCAAATGATGTAAATCATGATATTTCTCATTAACATATTTATGATTATGTTTATTATCTTTAGAAGTTATATTCAATAGAACATCTTCTCTTGCTGATAACATAATAAGCTTACAATCATAAAATTTCTTCATAGCTAAAACTGTACAAATTACATCATGATTAGGCTCATCCATATCTGCCTTATGATACTCAAAAGGTGATCTTTTACCTTTCATTAAAGCAACAGTACCATCAACATCACATATTATTGCGTCTTGTAATAAATTTCTATCTTCCATTGTATCTCCCTTTAGTTTAGTGTAATTGAGTCAGTTTATACCGGTGCCAGGTCTATCCCAGGTGATACCCAAGTAGACTGCCCTACCTCACATTAACTCAGGAGGAGCGATGTTTAGGGATTTACACCCTATCTACAGTTTATGTACCATGGATTGCTGCTTTCCAATTCTTTAGTGTTTAGTGTAAGTTTATACTATAAACAAGCATAAGCACGTGTATGATACCTATAATAGCGGATACTATAAGTTTGTAAGTGTGAGTTCATCAGCATACTTATGCCCGTTTAACAGTAAATAACAGTAAATAATAATACTATAAAGGAAACTAGAGTCTTATTGACCTCTAGCCTCCAATTGATCTAACCGATCTGATATTGATTTCAATACAACATCAATCTTTCCAGCTCTATCACCTGCTGCTTTTGATTGCTTATTCAATATTGCTTTCAACATAGCACCAATGTCATCCTTACCTTCAGACTTAGCATAGTGTTGCTCAACATCATCCATATTCTTCAAGAAACGTCTAACATTCAAGTACTTATCATTCATAGCTTGTTGAATGAGTGTAGCTTCTACCAAGTCCTGCTTATCTTCATTTGTCATGCATCTATCTCCTATTGATTAATAAAACTCAAAAAAACTCAAAAAAACACAAACCAAAAATAACCAAAAAACACTTTTGAAAAACCCTGTTGCCCCCGCGGGTAAGTACTAAAAGGGCAAGCGATAAAATGCTATAATTTTTGAAACCTCTCTTCGACAAACTCTAGGATTCGTTACACGAAATAATTTTTAAAATATTTTTTTTTGAAAAGTATATAAAATAAGGGACTTACAGCTTAAAATAGTTATTGCTTTTGAAATATAAAGATATTAATATATTATATTGATTTTTATATGAAAGGAGATTATTATGAATAAAAAAGATAAAGGTATTAAATATACTCTAACTATATTGTATAACCCTGATGATGATCAGTGTGAATATATACAAGAAGAGTTAATAGATGATACTAGTGATGACTCCTGGATATATGGAGGAGTTGATTTAAAGGACTACTTTAGTGATAGTGACTTATCAGATATGATTTGTTGCAAAGTAGGGAAGGCTTAATATAACCGGCCACTAGCGTGGCCTTTGTCTATAGGGAGAACATAATGGCTGATGTATGGAGTTTAGAACAACTGTATAAGAAGCAGAAAGATAGAATTAAAGAGTTAGAAACTCGAATGAAATATTTAGAAGATTACTTAGGTAAATTAACTAAAGGTAACAAATTAAATGAGAAGCTACAAGATAAGAAGGTTAGTTCATCTGGTGTACGAACCAGAAGACAAGTTACCGCAAAATCTTAAAGTAATTGAGGATTGGAAGAGTGGTCATCTAGGAGACTGGGTGAGAACTGATGACGATTGTGTCATCCAAGTATTAAGGCGAGGGCGTATGCTGCGCGCCAAAGGTAGAAACAAGGTCAGAGAATACATAGGTACATGTACTGGTACATTTCCTATAGGACCCCGTATTAAGATGGATACATCTAAGAGGGCTAACATATACTCATTCGGGGGGAGTAAAAGCCCTGATAATATTCTGGTAGACCGTAAAAGTTTGACCAGGGCCGAGCAAGTCTTCGTCTTATATATGTCGCAGGGACTTAAACCGGAGGAAGCGTATCTTAAAGCATTTCCTACTAATAATATTAGGTATGCTAAAGAAAAGTCAGGTAATCTAGTAAAGACTGAAAGGGTTAGAACAGCTATGAAAGAAGAATTAAAACCAGTATTAAAAGAACTAGGTGTTGATGAGATATACGTTCTTAAAGGTATTAAAAGCGAAGCTGAAACTGCAGAGAAGTCTGATACTAGATTAAAGGCGCTATTCAAGTTGTCTGATATAATGGATCTTGAAGATAAAAATCAAACTAAAGTCACACAAATATCTGGTGCTGTATTTAAAGGCTTTGAAGATAATGTCTTAGAAGAAATTCAAAGACCTAAAGAAATAGAGGGTGAATAATATGGCAAGAGATTTAAGAATAAAAAGACCTAGAGCATCAAGAGATTTAGGAGATTATCTTCCCCCTCCAGGAACACAAACTTCTCCTTTTGCAGTTCCTGAAGCTGGAATGTATCAGAATCCTGGTACATTTGGTATCAATGATATGTACCTTGGTCAATTTTATGAAAGTAATCCTGAATATTTTGGATCAGATGCAGGTAATTATTGGCAATCTGAATTTAGTGATCTAAATAGTATATATCAGAGCTATTGGTGGCAAAATCAATTAAATGAAGGAATTATTAATGAGGATTTTGGATCTGAGCAAGGGGGTAATGATTGGGATATGGCTGAAGCTGCTTATAATTGGTGGAATGCTTTTGGACCTGAAGGAAATTGGAATCCTTCAACAGGAAATTTCTCTAATTATTGGGGCGGAGGAACTCTTACAGGAGATGATTTTGATTTTACTAATTATCAGATTGGAGATTCTGGAATTAATGTTGGTTGGTCAGCAACTAATCCTCCAGGTGGTATATCAAGTCCTGGGAGTGCACCAGATCAATGGTCAGGAGCAACAGGAGGTGGTACTATAGGAGGTTCAGGAGATTTAGGAACTGGTGGATGGGCATCTGGCGGTTCAGCATGGAGTACATTAATG